CGGAGGGCGGCGGGGCAGGCCGCCATTGACAACGCGGCGGAAACCTATAAATCCGCCGCTACGGGAACCCTTGCACGACAGGGCTGGGTGGATGTTATTTCACTGGGCTGGCGCAAGGATTCCGCCGGGGCGTATCTGGACCCGAACCGTTATGACGAACAGACCACCGGCCCCTATCAGGACGAGGACACGGATTTGTTGAAAAAAATCAACGATACGCTGGAAGCCATTCAGGCGAATACCAACCCCGACCTGAAAAAGTCCTCGGTTGTGTGGGGATAATGTGATATTAGAAATTTGCAATCATTGCAAATCAGGAATTATGGCTATTTCACACAACGGACCGCGGGAACCCATTGAGCAGCCCGGAACGATGACCGTCGAACGAGTGTCGGAAGACGGCGTAGTCCGGTTTGAAAAATCAGCAACCAGAGTGTTTGAGGTTCCGAAGGATATGGCGGCGGCCTTCATGCTGACCCCCCCGGCAACCCCTATGCCGGGAACAATCTTCCTGGAATCAAGGTGCGAGGAAGAAAATGCGGAGTGGTCCAAGGTGACATTCACCTACGGCGAAGACCCGGACGATTCATCCGGAAGCGGCGGGGACGATTCCGTGCGCCGAACGGTCAACGTCACTACCTCCCTGGTGGATATCCCTATCCAATGTTCGCCAAAGTACATTGACATGTCCGGGGATTCCCCAAAATCGAAAATTCCTGATGACGATTTAAAGCTTCTAGCCTATGCCATGTCCGGGCAGTTCAAAGACCCCCGGAACAACACCTATATTAAGGACAGCCTTACGTCGGACATGGCTCGTGAGATTTTCGACTACCTGACGCTCGGAATCACCCACTTTGCCTATCCGCAGACCGTGATACGCATCTCTTACCCAAAGTCCAAAGTAGGTTCCGGCCAGCAATTCGGCGTTCCCACTAAAACACCCGGAAAAAAGGGAGATGCCATTCCAGTAAAACTTCCGGAAGACAGCAAAATTGATTTCACATTGATTTCCCGGTCTATCAACTACGACGGGAAATACCACACGACAGACGAGGAATACCAGTCATCGTCCCCGTTGGGCTGGATAAATGACCGGAAATTCTGGGGGGAAGGAGAATAAACCTGTAAAATATTATGGCATTACGGCGAGTACAAAGAGGGGAACCCCTGCGTATTGGACAGATTAACCAGTACGCCGAACTTCTCGGGCAGATGGCCGGAGGCGGAAAGCTCTTCCGGGCCAACAGGACCGGCTACCAGATGGACCGGGACCTGAACCCCCTGTTCCCGTTTGAGCTGATGGCCCTGGATGCCCAGTCAAGCACCGGGGAAGCTACAAAAGGCGTGCCGCTGGCGAAATCCAAGGATTTAATTGCGTTTCTCCACCCCGGTTCCGTCACGTTTATCGGACTGGACGGCGCAGCCTCACAGGTGTTCCCGGTCATCAAAGACCCGAAATACGCCCCTACGGATTCCCCCGGCGGAGGAAACGAGGATGGAGCCGCCGTCAATACCTGGCCCCGCCCCGGTATTCAAATTGAGCTTGATACGGTATATGGCATTCATCTGTTCGCTAAATTGGAGCGAGTGACGATGCAGATAGGCCGTGACCGGATAATTCAGGTGTCGGTCAAGAAATGGTGTCGTGACCGCACCCCGTTCATCGGCACGGAGGACGAAATGGACAGCTCCGCTTCGGACGATGAAGATATTATCCGGACGTTCATTCCATTGTTCCGGCCCATTGAAGACAGCGCAATCGAAGGAAATGTTTATGTGGAAAACCTGCATGAAAGCGATTTAATTCTTCCGGACATTCCGCTTGAAGGCGGGTCATCATCTTCCTCAGCGTCCTCTTCATCCAGCAGCTCCAGTAGTTCGAGCGGCGGAGTATCATTCAGCAGTTCAAGCAGCTCATCATCATCAAAATCAGAGGGTTCGGAATCCGCATCTTTTTCCTCGTCTTCGTCGTCGGCAGGCCCCTACATTGACCCTACATTGATTTCCGTGCCGGCGCGGGAACCCAATTCGGAATTCGGCGGCATCTACCGCACCCTGAAAGGCTTTAATTTTCCGCCCAGCGATGACAAGCCGGGCATGGCCTACATCATCATTTTCAGCCCTGTCGAATCTTGCGACTGGGTAAACTTTTCCACAGCCGGATTGGTGGAAACCAAGACGGACAAACAATGGGAAGGCTATGTTGCCATTGACGACAACGGGAACTGGGATTGCAACGTCATCATTGACGAATTCACCGACCCGGAACATACCGGCGTCCACCGCTATAAAGATTTCAAAGTCGGCTACCGGGCTAAAAAGCAGAACATAGCCGTAGATATTCTCATTGTTGACCAGGCGCCCCCGGAAGCGTCCTCTTCCTCGTCTTCATCGTCGGTGAGTTCATCTTCGGAAGAAAAGTATTATTTCCGGTTTGTCCCTAATAAAATTACGGTGGACAGCCAATTTCAGAAAGTACAGGGCTATATCCGCACCGACTCCCCCTACGGGTGGAAAATCCCGGAGGACTTTCCGGCGCAGTTCCCTTCTGGGAAATGGGTATCTATTTCCCCGCTGACCGGGAAAGACAACGAAAATTTTGAGGTTACGTTCCAGAAAAATGAGGAAGGAACCACCCGCGACAATCTGGTGACAGGGTACGCATTGACCTCGCGCGGCACATTGATGCTGGAAGCAGCCGACACCCTGGATGTCACCCAAACCCCGGAAGCCTCTTCATCCAGCAGTTCCAGTAGTTCGAGCAGTTCCTCTTCATCTTCCTCGTCTTCCTCATCTTCCTCTTCCGGCTCGTCAAGCTCGTCCCAGGCAGACTGGTTTGAAGTGTTCCCCACTTCTATGGCTTTTGATGCGGACGGCAAACCAAAAGATTCTAACAAAGTAAGGCTTCGCGGAACGGTCGGATGGCAGGCTGATACGCAAAAAGACTGGTGTTCCATGTCCCCGTCATCAGGCCCGGCGCCAGGGGACGCGGGAACGGAAGCCGTGATAACCTGCCAGCCGAACAAGGAGGTAAACGGAAGAAGCACACTGGTTGAAATTAGCGTCACCCTGAATGGGTCGCCGCAATATTACTACGTCAATGTTATCCAGGAAGGCAATCCTCCTGTTCCTTCGTCGGAAAGCGAATCTTCATCTTCAGAAGCCTCTTCGGGGGCCAGTTCGGCTTCATCAAGCAAAACCGCCATTTTGCCAGTGCGCGGAAAGTTCCTCGGCATGATGTGCATGGAATCCCCGGAAACCTGGTTTATCGACTTTGCCACTATCCACCTCCCGCTTGGGCTGATGCTGGTTGACCAGACGTTCATTGATGTTACCGAGCCGGGTTCCATAGCAGTTGTGTCCGCCATAGATGACCGGGGCCGCCCCGCAAGAGCATGGCTACGGCTGGAAGGCGGGGAAAAGAAATATCTGACCCTGTATGCCCGTCCGCAGGGGTTGGGCCGGATATTCAGGCCGGACCGCATTACCGTCCAACTGATAGGGAGACGCCTCGGACACCGAAGCAGGTTCCCGGAATTTTCAGAAGCGCAGTTCCGGGCGAACGAAGCGTTCTACGCCCAGGCGCACAGGGAGAAACCCCCGGAAGAGTAACCTTCCCTGCCTTCCGGGGGCCTTCGGCCTATGCCCATATAACATTCCCCAGCCGGGAAATATCCACCGCCTTTTTTCCGGCACGCACAGCCGCCCTCAGTTCCCCGTAGTTCCTGCGGATTTCGTGCGTTACCGGGTAATCCCGGAATACGTTGATGTAGTTCAGCCACCGTTCCTTCTGCGTGTACACCGCCGAATCTTTTATTATGTAGATTGTTGCGCTTTCATCAATTTTCCTGTCCGGGATGCATGTGCAGCAATACCACTGATACCACTCATGGATGAGGTACACTGTATCAAAGCCGCGCAGGGTCATGACAGCCGTATCGGCGATATACTTGGGGGCCAGATTAAAAAGCTGCTCTTTGGTCAGTTCAATTTTCTTTGGTGCTTTCATTGTATCTTGATGCATTCATCATAGCTATCTTTTTAAAAATTGCAAGAGAAAAATACACATTCCGCAAGAAAAATTTGCAATCATTGCAAATTTCAGAAATCAATGTTGCCCATGAAAATTCAGGTGGTTATAGTGTCAAAGACATGATAACCTTAAACCATCTCGGAATATCCCACGCGGTCATCATTGCCCTGCCGGAACGTGCCGAACATGTTTCCCGGCTGAAAAACTCCATGATTGACGGAGGCATCGACCCGGAAAGCGGCGTTACCATACTCCCTGCCTGGAACGGTCGTGAGCTGCACCCCCCGAAAAGCTGGAAGGGGACCCGTGGCGCATGGGGCTGCGTACAGTCCCACATCCGGGCCTTGCGGCTCGCAGTCAAAAACAATTGGGAATCAGTGCTCATTTTGGAGGACGACGCCATATTTTGCCGCAATGCCGCCGTCAGACTGCAAATGTTGTTTGCCGCTCTGCCGAAAGACTGGCGGTTGCTCTACCTCGGAGGCTACCACCAGAACTGGCCAAAGGAAGTCCACGCGGATTACATTCTGGCTTCCGGCATGACGGCCACCCACGCCTACATCGTCAAGCGGGAATCCGTGCCCTGGCTTATCAAGCACATTGCCTATTACCCCGACTACGAACAACAGCAATGGAGCGTTGACCAGCAAATCCGGAACGCCGTCTATCGGGGCGACATCCTTCAATACGCCCCGCGCTGGAACATTGTGGGGCAGCAGCGTCAGGAATACAGTACCATTGCCCATTCCAGAGCCGGAAACCGGGAACGCTGGTGGGAGCATTCGCAAAACGACCAGTTCCGCCTGCTTCCGCTTGTACTTCTCCAAGAGCCGTTAGCCGTGGAAGACGTTGACGGGCTTGAGGAACTGGTGGACATCGCCCCGGAAAAAAGCGTTGAATCCCTCCTGGAAAAAACGGAAGACATGGCCGGCGCCATCATTGAAGCACTTTCCTACAGCGCACGGGGGGCGTTCAGCCACCGGCGCGTTCCCGCCCTGTATTACAGCGACCGGAAAGCTGCGGACAGATGCGCCCGCCTGTGGTCTGCGGAATGCCTGTTTGCCGAAGCCGGTGATTCCGACCAAACCAGGGAACTACTCGTTACCACCCTGCGCCGCATTGTCGATTATGCGGAAAACCCGGATATGAACCCGGACATGGGCGAAAACTAATTCTTTTTCCACGCACATTACTATGGATTATTTATTTCCGCATTATTTTGACCGTATTGTCGTCATCAATCTCGCCAAAAACCCCGAACGGTTCACCCGCATTGCCGACGAGCTGAAACATAAGTGCCTGGCCGGGCCGGATGATATTGTCAGGCATGAGGCCGTGCACGGGGATTCCATGCCACACCCGGCATGGTACAGGGCCGGAAACGGAGCATGGGGGTGCTTATCCAGCCACATTGAGGTGCTGGAAGATGCCTGGAACACCGGAAGCGAACATACTCTGATTATTGAGGATGACACCGTATTCGCCGACGACCTTTTGACGCGGTTCCCAGAAATCATGAAAGAAGTTCCGAAGGAATACGGGCAGTTGTATCTTGGAGGCCAGCACCAGCAGGCCCCAGAAGCCCTGTCTGACACGTTATGGCGCGGCACGTCCATCAACCGGACGCACTGCTACGCCGTCACCCGGAAATTCATTCCGGAAATCCTCGCCCACATCATGGACTGGGACACCCACATCAAGGCTGCGGGAAACCCGCTCCATATCGACCACACGCTGGAAATCGGACACCAGCGCCGGTACTGGCCCGTGTTCTGCCCCCGGTTCTGGCTCGCCGGGCAGGGAGAAAACCAGTCCGACATCAACGGCAGGCCGCAGCGGGAAATGTGGTGGGAATATTCCGTGAAACAACAGCACCTGGAACTTCCCCTGCTTGTGTTGCGGACCGTTGACACGCCAAAACATATTAAAGACCTTGTGTTTGCCGGTTGGCCGACAGACTTGGACGCCCGTGGCGTGAACAAAAAAATTGAGGATGCCAAAAAAGACAAGGCCACCCTGCTTCGGGAAATAAGCTGGCTGGCTTACGTGGGATTCCAGCACCACAGCCTTCCGGCGGTGTATCTTCCGGAGCCGGAACCTATCAGCGAGCTGCAACGCCTGTGGTCCGGGGAAGTTGTTGACACGGCCCGCATGGATGACGCGGATATTCACCGGATGCACCGCATTCTGGAATTCGCCAGCAACCCGGAGATGCTAAAGTATAGGTTCCGATAGGTTGACGGCTTTTCCGGGCGCAAGTATCATGGCAGGCATGAAACGGTTACGTTTGATGCCTGTCTTTTTTGTGATTGCCGGGTGCGCCCAGCAAAACCCGCAGCCGTCCATTACTACGCCCGTACCGGAGCCGGTTGTGGAAAAAACAGTCGTCCGGCCTGTAGCGTCGTCAACGGTCGAATGCGCGGCCACCGTCCAGGAAGCGGCTAACGCCGTACAGAACAGTATTGCGGCCATTGTCTCCACTCTGCAGCAGGCGGAGGCCGCCACACAGGAACCGCAAACCCCCGGATGGGCTGACATGTTGTCCGAGCTGGCAAAGCAGGCCGGAAACGCGGATAAGCAAACCGCCGTGCTGATAGACCGTTCCGACCGCCTGACCAAACAGGTGACCGCTTTATCCGGAACGTGCGAACAACTGGCGGAAGAACGGGACGCGGCAATCAAAACCGCGCAGGAATCCAGAGACGCGGCCTCGGCAATCAAGGCGGAAGCCGCAGAAGTAAAAGCTGATGCACAGGCCCGCCTGTCCTCCATGTCAGACGAGCGTTCCTGGTGGCGGAAATGCGCCCTTTATACCTGGGCAGGCATTGCGGTTTTTTGCCTGGCATGGCTCGGAATCCGGCTGGCAAGGGCCGCCAGATAGCGGAAAAATATTCCTAATTTGCAATCATTGCAAACCGGAAAAACCGGTAGTTCAAGGCCGTAATTTTACGGTCTTTTTTATTTGTCAATATTGTTTTTTACGTTTTTATAACTTATTGAGCATCATTCGGTTGCAAATAGTATGCACCAAGAAATTTCTAGTTTAGTCATTTATCATTGAGTATTAGCTACTTATAAATAATTTGCACTTTTATAAGTTCAGGGCATTTGCAGGCGTTTGAGTATCAATAAGTTATAAATGCACTAAATCCGGAAAAACGCGCTGAATCCGCAATGGGTGCAAATATAACCAGCTGATTATCATATCATTGTGCATAACTTGCACTTGCGCGGAAGTGCATTTATTTTACAAACTACTGAAAATGAACAGGTTATAAAGACAACCAGAAGGGAAAAACGTCAATTTTTGTTTTTATAAGTCATTGAACTATATGAAATTATAAAAAATTTGCACTTTGGGAGTGCATTAATATATATATATATATAATGTTCGTTCCTCACATTAATATATATATACATTCTCCGTCCTTACCCTAAAGGGTAAGTACGGGGCCTGGGCTGTTCCGCCCAGGCACTCTGGGACAGGGTTGGAAGAGTAGCCCAGAGTGTGAAATTTCCACTATTGTTCCGGCCAGTTTCATGATACGGTTCCGGGGATGAAAAACCTTCCGCAAATCGTCAAGGACAGTTGGCGCGATATTATCGCTTTTTTGCTCATTGGCATTTTTCTCTCCATCGGCGTGGAATACCTGATTCGCCTCTCGGTCATCATGGACGTTACCGGGGCGGCTTCCTTCATTGCCTTGTTGCAGGGCTTCACCAAGTTTGCGGGAGCCAACCTCTGCGCATGGCTGCTGGGAGCCAATGTGGCCTTCCCGTACATCTCCCGTTGGGCCAGATTCGACTTCAATGCGACCTGGCGCACGATGGAGGGGTTCCGGAAAGTCCAATGCTTCCTCGCGGTTGCCATCGGGGAATTGCTCATGGCCGCCATCTGCTTTGCCTGATACCGCCCTATGAACGGTCAGAGTTTAATCGGTTTGGCCCTTGCGGCCCTGTCCGCATTTTTCGCCTGCGGGGATATGCCGGCTTCCGGTCTGGTCCTGAGTGACCGGGCCGTAGATATGATTATCCGGTACGAGACCGGAGGGAAGGCGTACTACGTGAAAAAGCTCGTGCGGCCCACATGGCCCGGAGGGGACAGCGGGGTAACAATCGGCATCGGCTACGACCTGGGCTACTATTCGGCGGCGCAGATTCGCTCCGACTGGGCATCACTCCCGGAAAAAGACCTCCGGTTGCTTTGCACCGTGGCCGGGTTGAAGCGTCAGACGGCCCGCGCATCTGTGAGCCGGGTGCGGTCTGTCACCGTTCCGTGGGAACTGGCGTTGGACGTGTACCGGAAAAAGACGATTCCCGCCTATGCGTCCACGACTAAAACCGCGTTTCAGGGGCTGACCTTAACTCATCCCCATGTGCAGGGTGCTATGGTGTCTTTGGTGTATAACCGAGGTGCTTCCATGTCGGGGGCCAGCCGGAAGGAAATGCGGGACTGCCGGGATGACATTAAATCCGGGCAGGTGCGGCGTGTTCCCGCCCACATCCGGAGCATGAAACGGCTTTGGATTGGGAAGGGCCTGAACGGGCTGTTAATCCGGCGAGAAGAGGAAGCCTGTCTGGTTGAACTGGGGCTGAAAGAAAAAAATTGATAAAATGTCTTGCAATTTTTTTGTGTTGTGGGTATAGTTCTCTCATGCCTTACGATAAACACACGTTAGAACTTACTCTGGAAGAGCTTACGACGTTTGCCTCGAAGAATCCGAACTCTGATGCCGGATTCGTTGAAGCGTTGAATGTGGTTCGTGATTTTCAGCGTCAGGGAAAACCTGTGGTTATTCTCTGGCCCAGCCGGAAGCCGGTAGAGGTCCATGAGAGGGTCGAAAGGCGCCAAGAAGCGGAATAATCGAAAATTTGCAATCATTGCAAATTTTCATAATCCATAGCTATCGAGGGATACATCATGACATCACAAGAAAAATACATTCAAAAATTGGACGACATGTTCGCCAGCGCGGTGAGTGTCGTATTTACGCCAAGCCGTGAACCGCGCAGAACTGTAGAGGCCGTCAAGGCAATGGGGGCGCGGGACAATGTGCCGGTGTTCGTCTGGAACGATGTGTACGGCTGGAAAGTCTTTACCGGACAGGACCGTACCGTAGGAGTTCCGGTTGACGCGGATTCCCCGGTAGGCAATTTTTATCAGGCGTTGCGCCGCATCCTGGGATTTAAAATCGGGGAAAACACCAGTAACGCGTCTTCCCGGTTTGATTATGAAAAAGGCGCGGCATATATCGTCATGGAGGGCACTAGCCCGCATCTTGGTTTGCTTCCAATGACGACAACGCTTCTCAAGGATTACGCCTATTCCTTCCCGGAAACGCTCATGAGCCTTGTGTTGATTACGTCGGAATCCTACACCATTCCGGAAGAGCTGGCCCACGACATTCTGGTTGTGGATTTTGACCTGCCGACAAAAACCGACTTGCGCCACGCATGGGAAAGCACTGTAGCCAATCAGTACGAGTCCAAGAACCTTCCGATTCCCGAAACCTATATTCCGGGGGACAGCGTGGATGCGCTGGTCAACGCGGCATCCGGCATGACGATTCTGGAAGCGGAAACTGCGTATTCAAGGGCTTTCACCCTTAATGACCGCTTGTTCCCGGATATCCCCGTTGAAAACCTTCTCGCGCAGGTCCACCGCTCGAAGGAAGACATTGTGAAAAAGTCGCAAACGCTGGAAATGGTTAACCCCATTCCGGTTGATTCCATCGGCGGCCTGGAATTGCTGAAAGACTGGTTTATCACACGGTCGGTATGTTTCAGCGAAGAGGCCCGCAAGGCGAAAGTTGATGCGCCTAAAGGCGTAGCCCTTATCGGGCCGCCAGGAACGGGTAAGTCGGTATGCTCCAAGGCGGTGGCATCCATTCTCAATCTTCCCCTCGTGCGGGTGGATTTGGGGCGGCTGTTCGGGTCTCTCGTCGGCCAGACGGAAGCCCGCACCCGCACCATGTTGAAGGAATTGGAAGCTATGGCCCCCTGCATTGTCTGGGTGGACGAAGTTGACAAGGCGGGCCTGTCTTCCGGGGCTAATGGAGATTCCGGCGTATCTTCCCGCCTGTTGGGTTCTCTGCTGACCCACATGTCGGAAAACGAGTCCGGCTTGTTCTGGATTTTCACCGCCAACCGGACGGAAAACCTTCCGTCGGAATTCTTGCGGAAGGGGCGGCTGGATGAAGTCTTTTCCGTTCTGCCTCCGACTTGGGCTGAACGCCGCCAGATTTTTGACATCCACTTGAGCAAGCGCGGAATCAATATTGATGATATTGCCGACTTTGACCAGGTGCTGACGGAAAGCCGGGGATTCGTATCTGCAGAAATTGAAGCCGCGTGCAAGGAAGCAAAAGTGCTTTCTTTTTATCGGAACGTTCCGGTTACGAGCAGCCTTTTGCGGTCCACCCTTAAAGGCATCATTCCAATTTCGGAAGCGTACAAAGACCAGTTTGACGCTATGACCGAGTGGGCGCAGAATAACGCGAGGCCGTCTTCCGAGCAAGAGGTTGACGTTGATGCTTCCAGCCCGCTTCCGTCCAGCATTCCGGAATCGTTGCGTGCCCGCCGCCGCAGGCATTGATTAGCGTGGTGATTTTTTATCTCGCATTTTTTCAATATTTGTCTTGCAATTCTTAAATTAAAAGGGTATATTATTGACATGAGCAATGATTTAAGCACTCTTGATACCGTCACCGGGGAAATGCAGACGCTGGTGAATGGGTATGTTAAAGTGATTTTATTCAAGGTTCAGCTTCCGGGGCCGGGAACTTTGTATAAGGAAGATGGCATTTTCCGCAACAACGTTCCGGGCGTGAACCGCATCGGGTTCCCTGGGTCTATCGCCTCCCTGCAAAATGGGAGGCCGGAAGTGTGCGGAACGGTTTTTTCCGGGAAGTACAGCCTGACCCCAGGTTCCTTCCTTAAAATCTTTGTCAAGGCGCATCGGCGCAGGTCATTCCCTGAATCGGCCAGCCTGTTCATCAGGATGCGCCCTTCGGCCGCCTTGCGGCGCATCACCGTTTCCTGTCCGGAAGACCCTAAAGCCACTATTTCCGAGTTCAGCATTACCGGACGCTTCGACCTGGTAAAACCTACCGAGGCTATTGCCGCTGGATGTAGAATTCCTGAGCAGTTCAAGCTTGGGTACACTCCCACGGTGGTAAACCGTTTGATGCGGTTCAGCGTCCTGTCTCCGGAAACAGCTACCCGGACCGTAGTCCGCACGGCTTCCGGGGAAGAAAAAGAAGTCATTGTCGCCAAGAGGCGGCGGCGTTTGGGCGGGGTACGTTCCCACTCCTGAAAAATCTCTCATTATTAACAACAAAAAAATAAACCATGAGCCATACAACTAAAGTCAAATCCGTAGTCATCCGGGATGTCCGGGCTATCCGTGCCGCTGTGCAGGAACTCCAACGTGCGGGGCGAAAAATCGCCTTGAAGGAAAATGCCGTTCCCCGTATGTATTACAAAGACCAGTTCCAAAATAGCACTAAGCGCCAGACGGCGGAATACGTTATTGAGTGCCAGGGGATGTCCAACATTACCGGAAAACCGTGTGATGTGGGCCTTGTCAAGCAGGATGATGGAACGTTTGTGCCGTATCTTGATACGTGGGGAAACTACGTCAAAGAGCATTGCGGAAACCCGAAGCTTACTGCCAAAGATGGCCTTACGGAATCGGATATTGCCATTGCGGCTTTCTCCCAGGCGTATTCCAAGCACGCGGCCATTTTCGCGGCAACCGACCAGGGCTATACCGTGCAGGACTGCTACCTTGATTCCGCAGGCAATGTGCAGTTGACCGTAGCCACCGGATTCTAAGCCTGAAATTTGCAACGATTACAAAAATCAACAACATGGAAACAATTCACATTACGATTGACCCGGCAGGCCGCCCGACTCTGAAAGGGGAAGGATTCACCGGCACAAAATGCAACGACCGCATGAAAGCTATCGAGGATAAGCTTGGAGCCGGAAAGGGAGCCACGCGGACCGACCACCCGGAAATGTACGCGCCGGAAGACACGACCAGCACGGAGCATTCTATCCACATGTGGTAAAAAATCAGCCCCTCTTATTATTATGAGCCAGCAAATCACTATCTATCCGGACGGCGGCATGGAATCGCTCAGGGTATCTTCCGGGAACGGGCTTGACCTGCGGATGTTCGGAACCGTGGAAGCCCGGCGTGTGTCTGACATTGTTTTTGACGATGCGGCGCAGAAGTGGAAAATCGACATACTTGGGCAGGGCCTGCTGACCCTTTCCGAGTGGGCCAATGTGGCGAAAAAGCCTTTACCATGCTTTGCGCGTCTGGCGGCGGACGGCGTGATTTTACTGGCGGAATATGAACAGGCGGTTGATGTCGAAGTGCAGTACTTTAACGCCCGGAGAATCAAATGACCGAAAAAATCCCCCTGCCAGCAATAATCGCCGGCAGGGGGATTGCAAGTTACGCTGAAAACACTATATCGTGCGCCGTGAATTGTGCCAAAATCTCATGTACAGTCAAGCGAAAATCAGGATTTTCACAAAATCTGGTGCTGGTTGTACCGAACGGTCCGCCCCGCAGTGGAAGCCGAATCCACCACATTGTTTCCCGTGCTGGAATTCGTGTTCGACCGGACGCTAGCCTGCGGAAAAACCTGGGAAGTCATCAGGCTTTTTCAGTTTTCGGAAAATCTGACGTTGCACCGGAACACCATTTCCCGGAATATCAAGCGGCTGGTTGCTCTGGGGGTTATTCTTACCCGGAACCCGAAACATGGCCGGGCAATATACGCTATCAATCTAAACTGGACTGACACCGATATGATGAAAATTCCAAAGCGGGGCCGGACGGAAGCCCCTGTCATTCCTCTTTCCGAAATAGGCCGCATGGCGGCGGAAAAAGCGGCGGAAGCCAAAAAGAAAAAGCAGCGCAAACTGTCGTTTGACGCGGTTTCCAGCTTATGGGCTTCCACCGTTGTGGACCTGCTGGGAAGGGAGGCGTTTATTGCGCCGACGAAAACAAACTACATGGCGCTGTTTTCCTACGCCAAACGGTTTACCTCCGAGGGTAAAACCTTCTCCGATTTTAAGGATTTTTTAACTTGGGCGATTGGACGCTGGCAACTTATCATGCGAGATACCTTCCGCTGGACAAAAAACACCGCCCCGAAAGTGCCGTCTATTGGGTGGCTGGTGAAATTTTCTGCTCAATTTGAAGAAGCCTATCTGCTTTATCTCAACCCGGTCGCAGGAAAAAACCTTTCCGGCAGTCCAGCCGTTAAACCGAAGAGCGCCCGACCCCGAACGGTCGAACCGAAAATGCCAAAACCTAAACCCCAGCCCCCGAAGCTTTTGAGGCCGTCAGGCGGTGGCGCCGGAATTGAAGAGCTTCCCGAATGGCGATAACCTTAACCCTTTATTCCCCTTTACTTTTTTCCGACATGAACAACGCGATTTCCTGTGATGAAGTGGCTGCCGCGTTGCAGCGCAATGGCATTCCGAGAATGTTCACCCGCCCCGGATATTCCGGGCTTTCTGACATCAAAGGCCGGCAGGCCGTTAATACGCGGATGCTGTTGGTTGACCGGGTGGCGGATTGTTACCCCGCCGCCCCGTTGGTGCTGGAATTGTCCGGGGACGGAAAAACCTCAATAGAGGTGTTTTACGGGGCAATCCGGGTGTTGGTCCTCCGATATAGGTTTTCGGTACTGGTGACTAACCTGGCAGACCTGCTGCCCCGGATTGATTCCTGTTCCGATTTTTTGAAGACTACCCAGCACCATGTGCTTGCTCTGTCCTCAATGGTGGAGGATGACCGGACGGTGGGCTATCTTTCCCGGCAGGAGCTGTACCGGTGTGAGCGTTTTGTTCAGGAGTGGCTAATGGCCGGGAAGTATCTTGTTTTTACTGGGGCAAGGCCGCTGAAAGATTCGGAAATGTTCAGCCGGGGCTTTATCAATTTTTTGACCAGCCAGGATAATTACATTTTTGTTCCGGAGGATTAACTTATGGCCGTAGGCATTGATTTTTTGCGCGCCGTCTGCGCCGAACAGAATGTGTCCCTGCTCCACCAGGTGGACGCCACCTACTTTCTTGACGACGAACGCCCTTTTTACCAGTTTGTCCGCAACCACTACGACAACTACCACTCATTGCCGGATGCGAGGGCGCAGGCCATAGGGAGGTTTACCTTTAACACGCCGTTGGTCAATAATGGGCAATACTGGTTTGCCACCCTCGTCAACCGGACGAGGTACAACGCCGTGCGGCGGTATTACTCTCAATTTCAGACGGCGATAAAGACTTACGATTGGGAGCAGCTTTTAGGCATCACTTCGGCCATACAATCGTCGGTGATGGCCGTCGGAGCAAGCCAGGGATATACCAACATGCACCAGCAGGCCCAGGCGGTGTGGGAGGATTACCAGATTGCCAGACGGTCGTCCGACATGCGGGGAATACCTACTCCGTGGGCGACGCTGAATCAGGCAACCGGAGGTTGGGCAGGCGGCGATTTGGTGGTAATTGCCGGAAGGCCCGGTATGGGTAAATCCTGGTCGCTTCTCAAATGCATGGAAGCGGCTTTCACCGCCGGGAAAAAATGCGGGTTTGTTTCAATGGAAATGTCTCCGATTCAAATCGCCCGCCGCTGGATAGGGCTTCGTGCCGGCATCAATCCTAACTTGATTCGGCAGGGGACTATGACCACATATTCCGAGCGCAGGATGCGGGATTTAATCGCCCGGATGGCAGACGAAGAAGCTCTTCATATCTTGTCCGGGGATATGTCAAAAACGACCGATAAAGTTGTGGGGATGATAGATCAGCTTCACCCGGACATCATGTTTGTTGATGCGGTGTACTTGCTTTCCCCTTCCGGGATGTGGCTTGGGTATGTGAAAAGATGGGAGGCGTTGACGGAAGTTATCCGGGAATTGAAACAGTGCGCCATTAAAAACGGGATTCCGATTGTGATTACCGTCCAACTCAACCGCAATGTGAAAACAAACTCACGCCGGGAACTGGATTCCGGGGATATTTCCGGCTCTGATTCCATTCCTCAAGATGCGTCCATTTTGCTCGGTCAAAGACATGGGCCGGGGCCTTTCGGCTACCGCTACCGCTACTACGATTTTATGAAAAACCGTGACGGCGAAACCCCTGATTTCATGACGAATTTTGTTTTCGACCCGCCTAATTTTGATGAGGTTCCCATACCGGATGATGACGCTTCCGGGGAACCGGTAGAACCTGATGCTTCCACCGGATATACTTATTGATTTCAACCCTCCATTTTACGTTCCCACGATGAAAAAAACCAATACCGCTAATTTAAACCTGCTGCTTCAAAATGACCGTAAAACGGTCAAGCCCCCGATTCTGGTAGTGTGCGAGCCTCCCGGAGAGCAGACTTTTTCGCAGGGCGGCGTTATGTCCCAATTTCACTTGAGCCGGTTTAATCGGATGTGCAATAATTGCGGCATTCCGCTTTCCATGCTGGAATTCATCACCCCATGCCCCCCGGTCCCGGAAGCCATTACCAAGCGGGAAAAAAAGGTGCTTGAATATTTGAGTCAGTATCGGAATGAATTCATTACGGCTTTAAACCGGCTGCTTCCCGGAAAGCGTCTTGTGGTGTTTTTGGGCAAAAACGCGCTGAGGCAGTTCGCCGGGAAAAACGTTTCAATTAAGGAACTGCGCGGCTCGTTTGAGTGCATCGACCCTAAGCTGATGGCCGTTCCGGCATCCCTGCGTACCATAGCTATTTACGGCCCCGGACATTTTACCCGGTCACCGGAGGTGCTTCCGGTAGTGGAGGCGGACATGCGGCAGATTGGCAACCTCATCAAAAATAACTGGGATTATTCATGCTTCCGCTCGTCTATTGAGAGCGGGGAGTATGTCTGGTGCCGGGATTTATCGCCCCTGCTGGAAAACCCTCCGAAGTTTATCGGGCTTGACACGGAAACGCGGGGCCTGGATTACGCTATGGGGCGCAAAGCTATTTTGACTGTGCAGATAACTGTCAAGGATGGAAAAAGCCTTGTCATTCCATTGGACCCGGATTTTTACAATGACCGGGCGTTGCGTGATGAAACGGTCGATTACGGGGAAGATTTAACCGCTGATGAGGTGTCCGAAATTATCGAACAACTGAAACAGCTACTATCCAATCCGGGCATCAAGGTTTTCGGGCACAATCTCAAGTTCGATTTGCACCACCTGAAAAACTACGGGATAGAGGTCGCAAACTGGTTCGCAGATACAATGCAACTTTCTTACGTTGTCGATGACAACATGCAGGAGCGAAACCTTGATGAATGTACCCGCCGCTGGGTTAAGCCGATGGCCGGATATGCTGACGAGTTTAACAAAAAAGTGGATAAAAGCCACATGGAGACCGTGCACCACCGGGAGTTTCTGCGCTACGCCGGCGGCGATACTGATGCCGTGTTCCGGCTTTACCGGGAGCTGGTCATCCTGGCGAAGCAGGACCGGCGGAACTGGAATTGTTTTTTGCGGGTGCAAATGCCCGCCTTGCGGGCGTTTTTGAAGATGGAGCATGTCGGCATGAATGTGGACCAGCAGTCATTGCGGTCTCTGGGTGATGAGCTGGACGTGATGGACGCCGAATTGGAGCAGGAACTTTCCGAAACGGTCAAGCGCGACATACCGGAGGCGGTGAAAGAATTGTTCGCGGAGGGGAAGCCGCTTGACTTTAATTCGTCTAAGTGCGTATCGCACTTGCTGTTCAGCCGTTCCGGGTATGGTCTCGCCCCAAAAGTGTTTACTCAGGGCAGTACCAAAGATGCGCCGGTTCCGTCCGTGTCTATAAAAACGCATCTTCCTTTCTTTTCCGATTCCTGCCCGTTTGTGGCTCGCTACATTGAGTACAAGCAGCTTCAAATGCTTCGGAACACTTACGTAGGCAAACCGCGCCAGAGCAAAGAAACGCCTATCCTCCGTCTGAAAAATGGGAGCTATCCTGCGGTGTACAAAAAAGCCCTTGAAGAGATGGACGCTCAAATCATGGCTAAAGTCCCCGCATTTACCAGGACAAGGGACGCAGGCGGGGAATGTCCCCCGAACGGTCGAACCGTACTGGCCCAGGCAACAATACCCAAAGGCGTTGTGACGCTATACCGGGGCGGGCAAGCTACAATCACCACCGAACAGCCCCCGTCCGGATTCTGGCAAAACATTTGCGCTGACGGGTCAATCCACGCCACCTTCCGGCTGGACAAGACCGTTACCGGGCGTTCGTCCTGTCAAAATCCGAATTTGCAGAATATTCCCAAGCGGGGCCGGTTGGCGAAAATGTTCCGCCGGGTGTTTACCGCCAGGCCGGGAAAAGTCATCATTGAATGCGACCTTTCCCAAGCTGAGCTGCGTATCGCGGCCTGGATGGCCAATGAGCGGCACATGATTGAGCTTTACCGGAACGGCGTGGACATCCACGCGGCTACAGCCGCCAAGGCGGCACAAATGACGTTGGAGCAGTTTCAGGCCCTTCCGCATGACCAGTACAAAAAACTCCGGCAAAACGGGAAGCCCGTCAATTTTGGATTTTTGTACGGGATGGGTTGGGACAAATTCATGCGGTTCGCCCGGACGGACTACGGCGTGACGTTTACGCCGGAAGAGGCGCAGAATATGCGGAAACACTTTTTTGAGGCGTACCCTGCATTGCAGGTGTGGCATAAAAACATGCGGGCATTCGTCCGCAAACATGGGTATGTACGAGCGCTTCACGGAAGCCTGCGGCGTCTTCCAGGAATTTACTCAACCGATGAGGCGGTCGTCGCTGAATGCGAACGGCAGGCCATTAATTCGCCGGTTCAAAAATTCGCGTCGGACATAGGGCTGATGGCCTTAGCTGAATTTTCCAAGCACGATACCCCGGATTATTACGGGATTTCTTTTATCCACGACGCAAACTACATTGAGGTTAACGCTGAGGCGGCCTATGAGGTTACGGGTTGGTTGAAGTGGCAGATGCAAAATATTCCGTTTTATGACTGGTTCGGCTTGGAGCCTCCGCTTCCCATTATTGCCGATGCCGCAATAGGTCCAAGTTTAGACAAGACGGAAGAGCAGGAAAATCAGGAAGTTATTGTGCCGCCGTGGGCAAAATAGCCGGTATTCTCTTCCTGCGAATTTGCAATGATTGCAAATTTTTTTCGGCAATCCTGAATTTTTATCTTGCAATTTTCATTTTTTAGTGTTATAACAAACCCATCAAAGGGCGAAAGCCCTGAATCAATAAAAACATCACCAATATGAGCAAGACCGAAATTGATATTACCAAGCCGCTTAATCTGGCTGATCGCCAAGAACTCCGTTTTACCGGATATGCCACGCAGAACAACGACCCGAAGCTGTCTCCGGGAGATGTTATCTATTTTCTGAAACAGGCGCGGGACGATAAAAACATCCCCGTCTATGACGTCGCCACCACCAAAAAGGGCAAGGTAGCTGTGGAAAGCCTTTACGCTGACGAATTTGAAGTTGTGGATGGGGATTCCACGCCGGAAGCCGCCCCGGTTGCGGCCCCTGTCAAAAAGAAAAAGGCAGAACTCAAGAAGGTGGAGGAACCCGGCGAAGAACAGCCCGCCCCCAAGGCTAAGAAGGCCAAAGCCGTCAAAGCGGAATCCGCCTCTGCCAAGAAGGCCAAGAAGGAAAAAGTGAAGGCCGAAGCCCCCGTGGAAGTGCAGGAGCCGCAGGAAGTCCAGGAACCCGCAGCCGAAGTTGAACCCGCGCCCGCCGTCCAGCCCGAAGCCGTCAAGGAAACCGAAGACATCAAGCCCGCCTCCACCCCGGAACTAGGAATGGACGCCGTAACCCTTAATTTGATTCAGGAACACGGCGGGGATGCCTGTGCCGCCGCCCTTGCCATTGCCAAGGATTCCGAGGCTAAGCGATTTCTTCTTGGAGGTGTGTTGTTGTATATCCAAAAAACGAAAGTTTACGAGGAAGAAAAGGATTCTGCCGGAGTTCCACGCTTCACCGGGCAAAAGGGCTTTGCCATGTTTTGTGAACAGTACATCGGACTTTCCTACTCTTCCGCAAAATTGTACCAGCGCATCTACGCTAATTTCACCAGCATGGGCCTCGGTGTTGAGGACTTCCGGAGAGTGGGCACGGCTAAGGCCCGTGAAATTGTGCAAATGATTGAGCTGGACTTTTCCAAGGCCGACGTTGAAGAAGCTATCCATATCGGTGAAACGAAAACGCACGAGGAACTGCACTCCCATGTGAGCTCGAAAATGCAGGATGCTGAAATTGAGGGGCATGGACTGCGTGATAAGGTCAAATGCACGCTCTACAAATTTGAGGTGTTTGCCGACCAGGAAGACATCATCAACGCCGCCATCCGGCTGGCAATGGACAACGGGGACATCAAGGACACCGATCAGAACGCCCTTGGACGCGCGTTTGTTTCCATTTGCTCCGACTATTTGCAGGCATATAGCAAAGTGGCGCAGCCGACGGTGGACGAAACCGAAGAATTTCAGGAATCTGTAGCCCAGGAATCCGTCAATGCCTGACATTTCCAGATTTCGGTCTGAACTGGCTCGTTTCTTTTCGGAGGACGGGCCAGGCTCCCAGCCTACCTTCCCTGATGCCTGCGAGGGCGACTTGTGCCTATGGACAGACGGGTCAGCTCTTGGAGACGCAAGGCAACTGGGAACTGGCGGAGGTTCCGCTTTTGCGGTGACAATAGTAGCCGGAGGCGTGGAGCATTATGTAGCCTCCTACGCGGAGCGCCTGGAGCCGC